ATGTATCATCTCTTGGCTGTAATGCTATTTGATCCGAAGATGTATTTGTAGCAATTACTGATCTTACAATTAAAGCTCTTCTTGTAGTAGTTGAGCCTTCTCCACCTGAATCATCTGGTAAAGCTACATAAGGATTATTTGCTGTAAAATAAGATGTTGCATATTCTCTTGAATAATCTGCATCGGTTTCTCTAAATATTCTATATTCAACATCTCTAATAAATCCATTAATAACAGTATCTGTTAAAACTGATGAATCTACTTCTGTATAACTTCTAATTTTTGCTACTAATTCGCTATATGTCATGATATTACAATTCTTACATTTCCTAAAGATGTATTAGCTTGTCTTTTATAATTAATAACATCTCCACTAATTTCAGGTAGCATGCTTCCTTGACTAGACGTTGCAAATTGACCACTCCAATAATATAAATCTAAATTTACAACTACACCCGTTCCTCTAGTTATATCAGATCTAGCGTTTCTTAATCCTTGAGCATCTGCTTTATGGTGTCTTGGATCTAATTGAGGATGTTTAGCTTCATATTCAGTATAATGAACAAAAGAACCATTCCATTCTGTTCTCATTTCACGATATGGAAATTGTTGTCCAGATCTATCGGATATTGCTAAAGCTCTTTTACCTGTAGAAAAAGGCATTATACACTTCTCCCAAAGTATGTGTATGGAGAGATATAAACAGAAGTTCTTTGAGAGTCTTCTTCTAATGCTCTTTGTAATTCATCTTCATACAACATTTTTAATGTTTGAATTCTATCAGGTGCTACTTTTTGTGATAAATAATAAGCAAGTCCAGAAACCATTGCTGGTAAAAATCTATAAGGAACATTTGCTTGATTATTATAATCACCAGCATCTTGTATTCTAGCAATGTAATAATATTTTACATAAGCATAAGTAACTGTATTAGGTGCTAAATATAAAGTTACTGTAGGATTAATTTGACGATTAACATAATATTGTGAAGGTTGTCCTGTTTGACCTTTATTTGGTAAAGCTGCATAAGCAGATCTATCAATTTTACTTAATGTTAAATCTTTTGTAGTAAGTTCAATATCTGGTGTGCTTGAAATGTAAGCTTCTAATACATCACTACAATCTTGAGGCGTATCATATGTAGGTTGACCCGAAGTTAATGTTTGTACTTTTAAAATTACTTTCCAAAGATGTAATCCTCTATTTCCCCATTCAGAAAATAATAGGTTTAAACTTCTTCGTGCTGATTTTATATTCCAACCAGAATTAGTACGTACACCACAACGTTCATAGGCTTCTTCTATGATATCGTCTATATCTAAATCAAATGTTGTAGTTCCAGAAGTACTCATTCTTCATGACCTACTTTTTGATTGGTTTATTCGATGCTGCTCTTACTTGTTTAGTCTGTACGTTTTCTCCGCCAGCTTGAAAAATTTTCATTTCTTTTTCTGTAGCGTATTTAGGAGTAATTGCAGACTTTTGATAATTCTTCATTCCCATTTTAGTATTCTCCGAAGTATTGTTTTTTAACTTGTATTGGATATTGTCCTTTTACAATTTGTTTAGGCTTTTGGTAATAACCACCTACACCACCTTCTCTGATCGTGTCTTCAGTTATTAAATTTGATTCTTCTAAACCTTCTTCGATAGGCTCGACTGGTTCAGAAATTCCACCTTCAACAAAGGTCATATTTGTTTTAGCTTTAATCATTGGTATACCTATTATTATTTGTTATTGTAATAATACCTTATTTTTAAGATAATATATATACTTAACTTTTTAAGATAAATATTAACAATTCCACTTTCTTAGTGATTTATTTATTCTTGAATCAGGGTCTTTTGCTGTTTCAGCAGAAGTTAATTTTGCTTTCATCCCTTTCATTCTGCTACAGAATGATTTACGTCTATTAGCTGCTTTTGAACCTGGTTTTAATTTAGAAGGTTTAGTAGTAACAGCTGTAGATAATTTAGAACCAGGATGTTCACGTCTATAAGAAGCAACTCCCTTTTCATTTAACCCACCTTCTGGATTTTTACCTTCTTTACGTTGCCAAGCTGGTGTACCACCAGATGCAAGATAAGCTCTACCCATTCCTTTAGAATACATCATAGCAAATTCTTTGTGTAATCTTTTACACATCTCATTTCATAATTATCTTCTACTAATCCTCCTTCAGATTTTTTATCAGGAAAACCAGCTTTCATATTTGCATAAGCTTCTTTAGAAATTGTTGATTTAGATTTAGGACGACTTATTCCTAATTTTTTTCTTCTATTAATATTTGCCCATAGACCAGGTTTAGATTCTCCACCTTCTTTATATGCTGTCATAGCTTTTGAAGGTTTTGCTCCTCTTAACTGTCCTTCTACTTCTTTTTTAATTCCTGATCTTCCAATTGCCATAATCACTTATTATCCCTTATTCTCTTTATAACTTCAACTACCTTCTTCTCATATTCTTTATTGGTAGAAAAGTTATCTAAAGCACTTGCCATCTTTACAGGATCACTATTAAACGTCCACTCTCTAACTTTTCTAAACTCAGAATATACCTGTTTAGTATTTAATATATCTATATAATTTTTAACAGAATCGCACTTATGATTAAATATTCTAACTCTCCATTCAATAGATTCATGTTGTTTATAAGGTAGCATACCTTCTTTAGACCATATTCTAATACCATATAAATTATTACCTTCTTTAGCAAAACGACTTTGGCCGTAGTCTGATTCAACTATAGCTTGAGCTAACATTAATTCTCTATTTATTCTTTGTGTGTAAGGAAGGTCTAAATTGATGTAATCTATGCACTTGTTTAAGGCTTGAATGAATTCTTTATTTGTATGGTATTCAAACCTTGGAGGACCAAAACCTAGGTTATTTTTAACCCAGGCGATAATGGCCGACTCCGTTTTCTTCTTCGCTATTGGATTCGGAAAGAATGTCCCTAGCAAGAATGCCGCTAAGGCTATTATCAAATATTTGATTATTATAATCTTTGTTCTCATAGCATTTACAGTTAGTTAAAAGGCAGCAATCTCCAATTGCCAGTTTGTTGATACAACTATTTATAATTTTTTCTTTCAAAAATTAATTTTATCAGATAATGTACTTGAATTATTACACATATTACAAAAAAGGCAATAGATAAAAAACTATATAATAGTAATGTTATTACTATATTAAAAAATAATGAAATATAAAAATAAAACAATTAAAAAATGTATTGTATAAGTAATTGCTTTTATAGGATTAACATCCCATTTACCTGCTACATGAATAGCAACATCATCATGTTTAAATAAAAGAACAGTTAAAAAATTTGCAACAACTTCTACTGAACCTAAATAAATTACAAATGCTTTGTGAATATAAGAATATATTCCTACAAAAAAGAAACCAATAAGTTTTAATTTTTCTAAAAACATTATTTATTTTCTTCGTCTTTTTTTTTATTTGGATCTTGATAGGTAAGGGTAGATCCTTCTTGTTGTGTATATTGATTAGCTTGTGGAAAATGTGATTCAGTATATTGAGCTGCTTCATAAGCTCCTGGTTTACCTTGGTAAACATTTGCTTGAATAGATCCACCAATGCCAAACTTAACGGCTTTGCCTGTTCCTTTTTTTTGAATTCCTACGCCTGCCATATTAAATTATGGTTGTGGTTGGTATGAAGGTCCTGGTCCGTTATATTTGTCAGTTAATAATACTGCTGACGCAACGTTAGTAACTGTTGAAACAAATATACCATTTGGAAATATAATTCCATCTAATGGTAAATTTAATGTAAGTATTGAATTCGGTGTAACTTTTGCATTAAACATAGAAGTTCCTGAAGCTGTTCCATTGTTTAATATAATTTGTCCTGTAGCTGTTGAGCTGTTAGCAGTTACAATAATAGCTCTTAATCTTATTGATGGTGCTATAACTGGTGTGCTTGAATCTGCTGCTGTAACTGTCGTTGCTTGAATATCTGATTTCATGTTTCTATTTTACCTAATATTCACTGGGGCGTAAAGTACGCCCCAGCAAATAATTTATCTATTAACTTCCACCTGCAGAACCGAAGACTCCTCTTGGATCAGACCAACCGAAGCTGTATCTTTCTCTAGCTTTGAATCTAACGTTTCCAGTGTCAAAATCGCCTTCAATCGCTGTTTTGATAGGTGCTCTTACGAATTCTTTTAATCCGTTTGGAGCATCAGTCATAATGAAGAAAGCATTCGTGTCAGTGATAAAGTGGTTAACTCTATAACCTTCAGGAATCATTCCCATATTCAACATAGCGTTGATGTTGTTACTTGCAACACCGCTTTGTAACGTTGTAGATAAAGGAGATTTTAAGATTCTCTCAGCAGTAAATTGTAATTCTTTTGGAATAATCAATTTTCTACCTTGTAGAGCAACTTTTAATCCTCTTTCATCAACAAACGCAGCAATATCAATTAGAGATTGCTCAAGTGATGTTTCAGACAAGTCTGCAGCAGTTGATAATATGTTTCTAAATGTACCACCATTAGCAAGAGGGTGATTGTTTGCTAATAAAGCAACACCGTCACCGCCTGGGTAAGAAGCACTGAAACCATTATTCAAAACGTTTGCAGCAATTGTTTGTTTAGTTTGTGACATAGAACGAGCTAATGCTCTTGTATATCTAGCAGCAAGTCTATCGTAAAGGTTATCTTCGATAGCTTCTTCAGTGATAGCAAACGCCAAAGCAATAGTTTGGTGAGTGTATCTTGAAGTGTAAGCTTCTGTAGCTTGGTCGAATACTACTGAAGCACCTTCTTGCTTAACTTCTGCATTAGCGAAACCTGTAAGCATTACTTCTTCTTCGAATGCTCTCTCAGATGTTTCCATAGAGAAGATTTCTGCATGTTCGTTGTCGTATCTATTGTATTCCAGGCCGAATAAAGCATTCAATCCTGGCTCTAGTTCTTTAACTAGCTGATTACGTGTTATAGCCATATGTTTATTCTCCTATTATATGCCTGTCGTAGCTGATTTGTAGAAATGGTTGTTAATTCTAACCATTACGTTAGCATTAACTGCATTAACATCGCTATTTGACGGATCTTGCGATATGTCAATTGCTTGTACTACAAATGTAGAAGCAGTTCCTGAATTGCTCACGTCTAATTGAACTTGAGAAATTCCAGAAAGTGTACTTCCAGATACGTTTGTTATTGAATAGTTTTGAAACAAATCTGCAACTGCAAAAGTACCGTTAGCATCGATTTCAAATACTGTGTCTGGGCCATCAATTACGAAAGCTGTGATGTCAGTCGCATTGATTGAACCTGGATAGTAATTTCTCCATGTTGGTTTTTGAGTTGTAGGATCTGTATAAAACACGCCATTAAAAACACCTAGAACAGCTGTAGAAGTGTTAGCAATAGCTCTAGTTATATTTCCAGATGAAAGTGGTTGTACCAAGTCACCTTGAAATATAGCTGTAGAGTTATTAGCTGCAATTCTATATCTGTTTTGAGCATTAATAAATGGACTGCCATTTAACTGTCTAGCTGGTCTAAGACCAAACTTTCCTAGTGTATTTGCCATTTTATATTTACTCCGTTTGTTGTTATATTTATTTTACAGTAGTTGACCTTTGCCAAATAATTATGACTTACGTCCACCACCAAAAGTTACACGGGACTGTCTATTAATATTAATAGGCATTCCTGGTCGTTGTTCCTTCATAAGATCATTATCAATCGCGTTCATTCTGTCTTGAGTAATTCTTTTAAAATACTCTGCGCGACTTTTCATAATCTCTTCTGGTATCCTTGCCAACACAAGGCCGCCAACCCCGATCAAACCTGCGTAT